ACCAGATAGTGCTATTGGTGATAGTAAAACTGACGTATTAGTTATGTTCAATGTTGGACATCAACTACTTAACACAACAGGTATAGGTTAATAGGAGAATAACATGGCAGCTATTTCAAGAGCAAATCAGCTAAAACAACTTCTTCCTGGACTTAATGCACTGTTTGGTGAAGAGTACAATAATTACGAAAACGAGCATGAACAAATTTATGTAAGTGAAAACTCTGAGAGATCATTTGAAGAGGAACTAAAACTTTCAGGATTTGGAGCTGCTCCAGTAAAAGATGAAGGTGCAGCAGTATCTTATGATGTCGCACAAGAATCTTTTGTAGCACGTTATTCACATGAAACTATTGCTATGGGCTTTAGTATTACAGAAGAAGCTATGGAGGATAACCTCTATGTTTCACTATCTGCTAGATACACAAAAGCTTTAGCAAGAGCTATGGCTTACACAAAGCAAGTCAAAGCAGCGTTTCCATTGAATAATGGATTCAGTAATTCTTTCCAATCTGGAGATGGGGTAAACCTATTTACAGCAAGTGGTGATGGAGTTACTGGTGGTGACGGACACCCATTGGTTAATGGCGGTAAGAACTCAAACAGACCAGTTACAGGTGCTGATTTAAATGAAACTTCTTTAGAAGACGCAGTAATTCAAATCGGTAAATGGACTGATGAAAGAGGTCTTAAAATCGCAGCAAGACCAAGAAAGTTAATCGTTCCATCAGACCTACAGTTTGTTGCAACTCGACTACTGGAGAGTGAATTTAGACCTAGTTCTGCTGACAATGACATCAATGCAATTAGAAACAATGGTGTGATTCCAGAAGGCTATTCAGTTAATCATTATTTAACTGATACAAATGCTTTCTTTTTAATCACTGATGTGCCTGATGGCATGAAGCATTTTGTCAGAAGTCCTATGGTTTCAAGCATGGACGGAGACTTTGACACTGGTAATGTTAGATACAAAGCTAGAGAAAGATATTCCTTTGGAGTATCTGATCCACTTGGTATCTTTGGTTCACCAGGATCAAGTTAATACTTTAGGGGAGCTTATGCTCCCCTTTTTCTATATCTAGGGATTTTTTTAATTTTTCTATCGACTGCCCTAGCAGACAAGCCAAGACGATAGATTTTTTTCCTAAGGAGGAAACATGGCAAATACTTCTTTTAATGGACCAGTAAGGTCCGAAAATGGCTTTAAAGTCATATCTAAAGATTCAAGCTCAGGAGCTGTAACAGAATCATTTGTATTAGATGGTTCAGGTTTACAAGTAGCACCTGTAGCACTAGCTGATTCAGCAGCTATTTCGCTAACAGCAGCAGCACATGGTGGTAGGGTATCAGTAGTACCTGCACTAGGTCAGAACTGCACATTATCGCTTCCTTCACCATCAGCAGGAGTTTACTTCAAGATTATTTATGGTGGTGCAGCAGAAGAAACAGAAAATCTTATCATTGATTCAGGTTCAGATACCAACTTCTTTTTAGGCGGTATTGTTCATTTAGATTCAAATGCAGATAACGTATCTGTGTTCGCAGATGGAAACTCAAACTCTATATTAACTCTTACAGACTTCGGTGTGTTTGAGATTAATATATTGGCAAAAGATTCAACAAACTGGTATATCTGGGGTAGCCAAGAAGGTGCAGATGTTCCAGCATTTACCGACCAATCTTAATAGGAGTAAACAATGGCTGATACAGTAACTTCACAAACTATCATAGATGGTGAAAGAAACTGTGTTATGAAGTTTACTAATGTTAGTGATGGCACTGGCGAATCTGCGGTAGCTAAAGTAGATGTTTCTGAATTAGCTCCTAATGCAGAGGGCGTGGCTTGTTCAGAAGTACGAGTACTTAGAGTAAGTCATGCTATCGTTGGTATGTCTGTTCAATTATTTCTTAATGCTTCTTCTAATGTTTTACTTATGGAATTAGCAGAAAGTAGTAATGGACATATGGACTTCAAAGACTTTGGTGGTCTTCCTAATAATGCAGGAAGTGGCAAGAATGGAGACATTTTATTTACTACTAAAGGACACAGTTCAGGAGATACATATTCAATCGTCTTAGAGATGATTAAAGTGTACTCTGACTAAGGAGAAACTATGTATTATATTTCTGAAAATGGTGATTTTCCTGCACAATATTTTGTTTTAAAACAAGATGATGATGGAATACTTAGACCAGTATTTGGTCCAGATCCTGATTTAGAAGACGCAGAACGTAAACACGCAGAGTTATCTGGTTCAGGTGAAAGAGCTAGAAATGATAAAGGTCATTTTATAGCTGATGATGAATCTACTCCAGATGTAAACGAAGCTTATGTTTCAGGTAAAGCTCCTCTAAAAAAGAAATCTAGCAAACCTAAAAAGAAATCTGTTAAAAAATAATGTTAGATGAAACTCTATTGATGAAAGAAATACGTCAATGGAGTTCTGACGTATTAGAAAAACCAAATAAAAAATTTAATAATTTACCTGCTTGCCCTTTTGCAGAACACTCTTGGAATAAGAAAAGAGTAAAAGTTGTATCAGGAGAGGGAGGTCTTTGGAAAGATTTAATACAGTATATACAAGATTTTGACGATAGTTATGATGTCATAATATATTGTGGCAGTGACTACGAAGAAATAACTTGTGAAGAATTTAAAGATAGATTACAAATTTTATTAGATGTAGTAGTTAAAAAAAATTTATACATTATGGGATCACATCCTGATACTGTTATAGATTATTCTGCTGATCAAGAAAATTTTGAATCTGAATTAGACGAAGACTATTATCAAATTTATTTACAAAGATTAGATACATTAGTAAAAGCGTCTGATAGTATAATGAAGAAAGGATATTATAAAAATTATCCTGATAATGTTTTAAAAATGCTTACTGAAAGGAGGACAAAATGGCAGGCATGATGAAAGATAAAATGAAAAAGAAAAAAGCTCCAGGTATGAAAGGAGGTAAATCCGCTAAAGTTGTAGATAAAAAGAAAAAAGTAAATCTTAGAGGCGGCAAAATGCCTAAAAAGAACCTTAGAGCTGGTGGTGCGTCAAAAGCTAGAAAAGATAATGGTGGACCAATAATGTTTCAAGATTACGTTAAAAAAATGTTTGGTGGTGGCAAGACTAAGTAAAATATGTCTAGAGCCTCAAAGGATTCTAGGTTGGCTAAAGCAGGAGTTTCAGGCTATAACAAACCTAAAAGAACACCTAATCATCCAACTAAGTCTCATGTTGTTGTCGCAAAAGATGGCGATAAAGTTAAGACAATCCGTTTTGGACAACAAGGTGTAAAAGGTGCAGGTAAAAATCCTAAAACAAAAAAGGATAAAGCACGTAGGAAATCCTACTATGCTAGACATAATGCACAAGATCCTAATCCGAGCAAATTAAGTGCTAGATACTGGTCACATAAAGTAAAATGGTAATTACAAGAGCCAATACTAGAATAATGACCAGTAAAGCACCTGCTAAGAGGAAAAAAAATGCCTTTAAGAAAAGGAAGATCAAGAGAAGTAATAAGCGATAATATATCAAAGCTTAGAAAAGAGGGTAAACCGCAAAAACAAGCGGTAGCTATAGCACTACAAAAAGCTGGTAAAAGTGAAAAGAAAAAGAAGAGATCCTAAAGTAGGAACAGGAAAAAAACCAAAAGGTAGTGATAGAAGACTATATACTGATGAAAATCCAAAAGATACAGTTAGTATTAAATATGCTACACCAGCAGACGCTAGAGCAACTGTAGCAAAAGTAAAAAGAATAAAAAAACCTTTTGCACGTAAAATACAAATACTTACTGTTTTAGAACAAAGAGCTAAAGTAGCAGGTAAAAATGAACAAGCAAGAATAGCTAAAAAAGGTAAAGAAGCTATTAGAAGAAAAGAAGGTAAATAATGGCAACAAGTGGTACAACAACATTTAATTTAGATTTATCTGATATTATGGAAGAAGCATATGAGTTATGTGGTCTTACCATGAGATCAGGATATGACTACAGAACAGCAAGAAGAGCTTTAAATTTAATATTTTTAGAGTGGCAAAATAAAGGTCTAAATCTTTGGAAGATAGAACAAGCAACACAAACTCTTACAGCAGGTACTAGTAGCTATGCAGCAGAAACATCAGCACTAGAAATAGTAGACGCTTTTATAAGAACTGATAGTGGAGATACTGATAAACAGTTTGATCAACAACTTACAAGAATATCTAGAACAGAATACAATCATCAAGCAAAAAAACTTTTAAGATCAAAGCCTACACAATTTTTTGCAGATAAAGGTACTAGTGGTATAAATATAGTTTTATGGGCAACACCAGATGATTCGCAAACATATACTTTAGTTTACGATTATATAAAAAGAATAGAAGACGCTGGTTCAGTTGCTTCTAACAATGCAGATGTACCAGCTAGATATTTACCATGTTTAACATATGCTTTAGCTTATAACATAGCTTGTAAAGAGCCTGAAGCTTTAAATAAAGTTAATATGATCAGAGGTAGATATTTAGAACTATGGGATGAAGTTTCTGACGCAGATAGAGAAAGAGCTGCAGTAAAATTTGTTCCAGGTGGAACTGTTTATTAATTATGGCATATGCAAAAGCTTCTAAAGCACTAGGAATTTGTGATAGATGTGGTTTTACATTTAAATTAAAAGAACTTAAATATGAAGTAGAAGATGAAACAAGAAATGGTTTAAGAGTTTGTTCAGATTGTTTTGATCCTGATCATCCTCAGTTTCAAGTGGGAAGATTAAATACATCAGATCCAATGGCTTTATTTAACCCTAGACCAGATTCTGGAGAAAAAGATTCTACAGTTTATTTTGGTTTTGAGCCAGTTTCAAGCACAGGTATAATTTTACGTGGAGAAACAGGAGTAGTTAAGGTGGTAATAGAATGACCTATTCAGAATTAAAAAGTTTAATACAAAATTATTTAGAGAATACTGAAACAACTTTTGTTGCAGATTTACCTAAGATCATAGAACAAGCAGAGGTTAGAATACTTAAAAGTGTAAAGTTACCTGTATTTAGAAAAAATGTAGAGGGTTCTGTAACTTCTGGTAATAAATATTTAAATACTCCATCAGATTTTTTAGATAATTTTTCTTTATCTATAACCAATTCAAGTAGTCAAGAATTTTTATTATACAAAGATGTAAATTTTATAAGAGAAGCATATCCAAACGCTTCAAC